CGACCCAATCGAAGTCACCACCCGCATCACTCGCTGTGGCAGCGGCCCACTGTGCGGCAGTCCACTTCCACACTGACATCTGTGAACCAGTGTCCACAGTGAGTGCGTACACATCGTCGTTGTCCGGATCGACACAGTATGCGAGACAGCGAATCACTGCACCCATCGCGGCTGGGTACCCAAGCACCTTACCCGTTGCACCCACCATGCATGCCATCGCCGCTATGTTCTCACCACGAGTGGGGTACTGCTCGATCGCACCCATGTGCAACGAACGGTACGTCCCGTTCCCTTGCTGTGTCGTCCAGTCCCACACCCATGTGTATGTGCGAAGATCAGCGGAGATGGTGCACTCCGCTTCGTTGATGAGACCTCGAGGACCAGACGCGGGCACAGTGACTTTGTGACGCGTCGCGGCTGCAATCACGTTGCCCCGCCCCCACTCGTCGGTCGTGTTCTCAGCGCCTGCGAAGTTGGTTGCGATGATGGAGTCATTCGCGATGGGCCACGGTGCAACAGGCCGATGCGCCCACCACCCGCTCCCTTGATACGACGCTCGCCGATCTGGGTCCTGTGGACTGAAGTCAGAGTTGGCGACCATCCCGTAGTTCGGTCCAGCGGCGACGTACTGCGCATGGCGTGCGAACCTGTTGATCGCGTCTGTGACGTAGTTCTCTGCCTCGTGCCGTTGCTTGACCTTCCCGTTGTCCGGGTCAATGAGATCAACGCGGTAGCGACCGCCGATCTTCTTCTGCTGCAAGTGGCCGAGCTTCGTCTGTGACTTGATGAGGTGCATGCTTATGGTGCTCCTGGTGTGAGTTCGTACATGAACGTGCCGTTGAAGACTGTGTCACCGTCTCCGAACACAGCGGGTGTGTTAGCGTCGAGGTCACCCGCAGTCGCGTCCACGTACAAGCGACACTCACTCGCAGAGATCACACGAGCTTCGACGGCGTATGGCGTACCGCTGATGATGCAGACACCATGACCGATGACCTGCTCCTCACCGGTGTACAAGCCTGATGCCGCTGGACACGCTGATGGCAACCCGATCTCATAGACACCCGTGCCACTGGCTGATCCAGTGCCAAACGTGATCTCAGCGTGCACCACACCAAGCGTGCCAAGCCGAAAGTACCGTCCCTTCTGCACTGGGCTCGAGCCGATCGTCGGAGGTGTCGTCGCGGCGTCCAGTGTGGGTGAGTAGCTCCCCCATGCACCCCATCGACCGAACTCGGTCCAGACATCGCCGACCTCACCAACACTGATGATGTCCTGCTCACGGTCAGCGGTGAGCATGCCTTCAGGTACAGCCGTGATGGCAGTGTCACGTGCGGTCGCGTCATCGAACGATGCAACGACCTGCCGCTGCATGTACCCCTGGAACTCTTCGGCGTCAACCACCTCGTCTGCCCAGATCTTGTACCCTGAACCGTTTGCCATATCAGCCTCCAGTCTATCTCACTCTGTGGCTGGCGGGGGAGCCAGTCGTGCGGGTCCACCAAGTACACCGAACACTGGGTGCCCCAGGGTGAAGGGAAGAATGTAATCATCGGTGATCTCATCAAGATCGACGGCCGACACTTCCTCAGCAGATGTGATGAGAATCTCGACTGTGCTCACCGTCGCTGTGACGCCGTCACTCATCGTCTCAAGCGAGACAGCGGTGACCTCTTCGCTGATGGCGGTGTTAGGCGACGATGCGAAGCCGATGCCTACCGCGCCACGGACAAGCGCCCACCCACGTCCAGCTTCAGCAGCGAGGTCGACTGACCCAGTACCTGCGGAGACCACAGCGCGCCAGTCGAGCACGTACGTGCCTTCGCCGATGTCAGCGACGAACGTCGGCCACGACACCTCGACCTGCTCACCATCGGTGAAGTCCACGCTGATGCGTTGCCCAATGTCGGTACCATCGAGCGTTGCGTAGACATCGAGCGTTCCGCTGCCTGTCGCCGTTCCAACGAACGTACCGCCCATGACTGGTGTAGTCGTACCAGCAACGGTGATCGTGATCTCAGCCCACACTCGAGTGGAGCCGGCGGGGAAGTTGATGGCATCCTCGTTGCGGTCAACGAGGACAGCGATCGCGCCGTAATCCACCACACGCTGATCAAGCGTGAGCTCCGCGTCGGACAAGCCAGGCCGCAGGAACTCGAGCTCGATCTCATCGTCCTGTCGACGCAGTGGACGCCGTACACGACGCACCACCCGCGTCGTGAGGTCGATGCCGAACTCAGTGTCAGTGACGGGCACCGTGTCACCTGTGTCGAAGTTCCCCTCAGCGAGCGCGGTCTGCTCGCTGAGGTTCGCGATCTCTACTTCATACGAGATCGTCGGCTGTGCCAAGCGCGCGATGCGTACGAGCGCAGCATCGTAGAGGTTGATGCCCAGGAGGTACCGCTCGTCCACCCACACTTGATCCTTGCGGAAGTGAGCACGTGCTTGTGCGAGTGTGAGACCAAGCGACGTGTACCACGTGTAGTCCTCCACGTAGTTGTTTCCGCTTGGCTCGTTCGCACTGATGTCGAGGCTTCCTGCACCGAACGGGTACAGTCTCGTTGCGACGGGCGGCTCGTACTGGCGTTGGATGCCTCGGATGTTGCGTCCGTATCGGAACGGCACCTGCCTTGCTTCACCCACCGTGGTAACGAGGTTCACTTCTTTCGTCGCAGTGTTGAACGAGAGCTCGTACCCAGTCACATCCGACCATGAGCGAAGCAGCTGGATGATCGTTGCGTCGTTCGCTTCGATGGAGTACACGTTGGCATCGACGGGCGTGTCACCAACGTTCCATCCTGTGCTTGTGAGGATGGTTGTGAGGCCTTGCTCTGGCGTCTTAGCGAGCACTGGGTAGTTGTCGACCCTCACTCGCTTCTGCAGGTCATACCACAGCGCCTCACAGTACACGTCGACGAAGATCTCTGTGCCTTCACGTCGGTCGGTCTGCAGTGTGTTGCGGTACAAGCGCCCGTCCCACCTGATGATCTGGTCGGGCTGGAGGTACGCGGCCTTCTGATCATCACGCCGCATCGTGAACTCAAGCGTCTCTTGCTTGAAGAGACGATCGTCAGAGACGAGCTCGATCAGCTGGTGGACAGGTACGACCGCGTTCCCAAGCAGGTCGTACAGCCACACCATCTGATCAGCGACGCGAGCACTCACAAGTAGCGCTCCCGCCACACGATGCGCATCACACCGTTCATTCGATCAAGCGTGATGTCGTTGCCACCTTCGCCTCCGATCACACCGAAGGCACCCGTGACGGTCGCCATGTCGAGCGTGGCACCGTTGAAGAGTCCCGTCTCGAGTTCCTCATCGGCCCATGCACCTGTCACGACCGTTGCGGTCCTGCACGAGATCGTCTTTACCTGCCCGTTTGTCACGCTCCCAGCGTAGTCGAGGACGGTTCCACCAATCGTAAGTTCGAACCCGTCTGCGGAGTTCTCAGTGGCCGTCAACTCGATGACAGGTTCGATCTCCACCTGGCTATTCCCGATGTCGATGCTGAACGTGTCAGGGGCTGATGTTGCCGACACCGATGTGGAGTACGTCGTGATGCTCTCCGCGTATGGCGACGTGCGCCACGTCAGCTGGAACAGGCCGCGTGCTTGCCGCTCTGTGACGGGCACACCCGCATTGATCTTGGCGAGCCAGAAGCGATCAGGCTCGTCACTGACGATGAGTCGCTTCATCGTCGTCTTGCGAAGGAACTGTGCGAGTGCGCGCACAGCGGCGCGCCGGTCTGCGGTCGTGTCGGCCACAAGCTGACACGTCATCTGCATCGAGCGATCACCATCCGCTTCAGGGAACAAGAAGGAGCCTGTGTACCCAGGAACCTCGATGTACTCATCACGCACACCAGGAAGGAGGTCACGGTCGACCGTCTGCACGATGAGCTCCGGCACAGCGGTGGCTGATGCCGAGTTGTCGAACGTGATCTCGTACCCATAGCTCATCCGGTCACCTGCTTACCTTCGGCTCGGAAGGTGCGGCGCGCGTCCTCAGCGAGAGCGCGTGACAGCTTCACGATGTCCTGGTCGTTGCGGACCGAGATGGGTCCGGTGAAGTTGAAGTTGAACGCTTGCCCGCCGCCACCTCCGCCTGCGAGTGCGCCAGCGAGCATGTCATTCGGAATGATCGTACCCGTACGGTTCGGGACGAACAGCTCTGTGCCATCCTCACCCACCCAGTGTGGCTTGTTCGCTCGAGCAGTTCCACCGTGTGCGAGACCTGGAATACGGCTGATCGCACCACCGATGATGCTCCCACCCTTACCGATGATCTCATCCACAGGACCCAGTGCTCGATCTGCTGCGGAGCGAATCTCTTCGAACAGACCCTTGAGTCGATTCCACGCGTTCTGCACAGCGTTCACGATCCCGTTCCACGCCGTCTCCGCACCACTCTTCAGTGTGTCCCACAGCCCGATGAGGAACTCCACCGGGTGTGTGACGTTGTAGATGAGGTTCGTGATCCCTTGTGTTGCGATGTCGATGACAGCCTTGATGCCGTTCCAGATCGTATCAGTCGTCGCCTTGAGTGCGTTCCATGCACCTTCAACGATCGACCGTACGATCCCCACAGCGGTGGTCACAACGCCCTGGATGACGTTCCATACCGTCGTGAGAACAGCCATGATCGTGTTCCACACAGCCTCAGTGACAGCCTTGATGACATCCCACGCTGTCGTGATGATCGTCTTGTAGACGTCGAAGTAGAACTGCACGACGGTCTGGATGGCAAGGAGCACAGCTTCGAACGCGGTCTTGATCGCGTTCCACACCGTCTCCGTGATCATCTTGATGAAGTCCCACGTTGCTTGTGTGGCGGTCTTGATCGCATTCCACGTCGCGGAGATCGCTGTGCTGATCGCTTCGACGACAGCGACGATGGCGGTCTTGATGGCGTCCCACACCACACCAGCGACCTGCTTGATGATCTCCCAGGTCTTCTTGAGGAACGCGAGGATCTTGTCCCAGTTCTTGTAGATGACGACAGCGAGTGCGACGACAGCGATGGCGACGAGGACCCAAGGGTTCGCAGCGAGTGTCACACTGAGCAGCTTGAAGACCTTGATGACGGCCATGATTGGGCCAACGAGCTTGTTCGCCACCGCACCGAATGCGAGTGCGCCGATGATGGCCGCTTGCACTGGCGCTGGGATCGAAGCGAACAGCTCGATCAGCGGCACGAGTGCTTCAACGAGGATGACGATGGTGGGTGCGAGTGACTCCACTGATTCGCCGATGGAGGCAAACAGCTTCGAGGCCGCAGGCTCCAGTGCGACGAACACCTTGTTCTTCAGCTCAGTCAGCTGTTCAGCGAAGTCCTTCGTCTCCTCGCCCACACCGAGGATCGTGTCCTCACCTGCACCCAGTGAACCCCACAGGTCATCGAGCGACAAGCCGCCCTCACGAATCTGTGAAGCGAGCAGAGGACCAGCTCGGTTGCCGAATGCTTCGAGCGCGATAGCCGTTGCACTTGCGGTGTCGGGCGCATTCGCGATCTCGTTGAAGACACCAGCGAGCGCGTCCTGCGCACTCACGCCTTCCTCCGCTGCGTCCTTGATGACGCGCGTGAACCCAGGCAAGATCTGCGTCGCGTCGACACCGCTCTTACCTAGGAGGCCGATGATGCCCGTGGTCTCCACCATGCTGAAGCCCAGCGACTCCAGTGCGGGACCAGCTCGGCCATACTGATCAGCAATCTGTGTCACGGTGAGACCAGAGGCCTGCGCCGCGCGGAAGAAGTTGTCGAGGACACCCTCTTGCTCGCCCACGTCCACACCGAACTGGTTGAAGACTCCAGTCACTGACGCGATGGCGCCCTCAAGGTCCTCACCCGTGATGCGGGAGAGCTCGAGGAACTGCGCACTCCGCGTCTCGAGGTTCTCTCCCGTCAACCCGAGAGCTGTGTTGATGTTCGCGATCGCTGTACTCGCTGCATCAGCGTCGGTGGGTACGTCACTGAGGACCGCCTTGAACGAGTCCTCGAGGCCAGCGAGTGCGTCACCCGTCGCGCCAGTGCCGACGCGAATCTTGTCATACGCGTCATCAGCGGCGGAGCCCATCGCAACGAGGCCACCGCCCACAGCGAGCACACCAGCGAGTGCGACAGTCGAACCCTTCGATACCGCACTCATGGCCCCGCTTGTCGCCGCACCGGTCTGCGCGGCGACAGCGGGACCAAAGCCGGCTGTGTCCGGCAGGATCTTGACGAAGAGTTCACCGATCGGATCAGCCATCAGCCCATCTCCCCAATGCTCGTGAGGAGTGTACGGTTGCGATGACGCGTGCGCTCTGCCAGGGCGAGTGCTTCTTCACCAGTCATCCAGATCGCATCTTCAAACTTCGCGCGATCCTTCTTGTCCATGTTCTCCATGATCATGGCCTGCATGATGTTCAAGCACCTCCTCCCTGACAGTGATACAACTGGTGCGCCAAGACCCATCTGATCCAAGCGTCCTTCGACGATCTCCCATTCCTCGAGCGCGAGGCTTGCGAGGATCAGGACGCCTGGGTAGGGCGGGCCGTTGCCTCCTCCACGATGTAGTTGACGATGTGCCCGAGGATGGTGAGGTCCTTGAGCTGACCGAGGCACTCGTCCCACTTCTCGCGGTCAGCTTCGACAAGCCAACCACGGAGGAGTGCGTCGAGCGCACGTGCCTGCTCCTGCTCCGACTTCTCGGCGGCACGAGCGAAGAGGATGAGCTGCCCGAGGGGCAGTGGTGTGTCGACGGTGAAGGTGTACTCGAAGCCAGTCACGGAGAACGTGACCGCTTCGCCTGATGCTTCCTTCACCGCCGCGTCGAACGCGCGGTGTGTCATGACGTGGCCCCGATCAGATGAGGCCGCTGGCGTTCGGGAAGATCTTGAACGGCTTGGCGTTCGCGGGCTTCTGGACGTTGAAGTCCACGGGGATGGTCGACTTCTCAGGCGACTTGCGCCGTGCGATCGACACCGAGCCCGACGGCTTGGCCGATCGGAAGATCCATCGGATGTTCTCGTCGTTCCCATCCGCGTCCTCCTCCGAGTCCCACACGAGCATGACGGCCTGCTCGCTGCCGACGTCAGGCGGCTCGAGAGCCGACGCGCTGTCGGTCTCGCCGGCGCCCCAGCCCAGCACGAGCGCAAGTCGCTTGCGGGTGGTCTCCGCCATCTGCAGCGAGAGCATCGTCGTGCGCTTGCTGTTGACGTAGAGGATCGGGTCGAGTTCCTCGGCGACTTCCACCTCGTCCACGGTCAGGTCGATCACGACCTCCGTGCCTTCCTCGGTGTAGCCGATCGCCTGCCACGCAGAGGGCAGAGCGGCCGATGCGCTCGTGGGTTCCGTTGTTCCGATGGGTGCGTACCAGAGTCGGCCGGGACCGAGCTGGACATTCGCGGTGCTGCCTCCAGCACTCATGGGTATGTACCTCCTGCCACCTACGCGGCGGCTGTCGCTGTCACCCGGGTGGTGACGATGTACCGTGGCGTGTCGTCCTGTGGATCAGGTGACCACAGGACGGTGTCCACAATGGCTCCGTGCAGATCGACCCCAGACGCGAGGGTCCTGCGGCGGATGTTGTGCAGCGCCTTCCGTGCAGCGTTCGCAACGCTGAACGCTTCTTCCTTGCTCCGCCCCCAGCAACTGAGGTTAAGCACGGCATTGTCAATGGGTGCTTCGCTTGTGTCATCGCCACCGCCGATACGAGCGAACGCGATGTACGGGAGCGTGGCACCCTGCTTGGGTGACCCGAAGAAGACCCGTGAACCGACGAGGGCGCTCACGCCAGCGTCGGCCTTGAGGAACGCCTTCATCCCCGCCTCAGTGTCAGGGAAGTCACCCTCGGCCATCACACACCGCTCCCGAGGATGGCGTACGCAGCGGGTACGAGGAACGGGCGCGCATCCATGCGGATCGTCCCAAGCTCAACGTATGGTGCGTACTCGACATCAGTGCCTACCACACCAGCGATCGTATCCCCGTCTTCGATGAGGCCAGAGGTGATGGAGCTCCGCAAGCGACCAGTGTCCACAGGGCACAAGCCCTTCGCACGTCCTTCGATCTGCGTGCAGAGCTTGAGGATGTTCGTCGCGAGCGCACCCGTGTCTCCGCTGAGTGCGGCGGCGAGCTTGTCACCCTCGATGATCACCTTCACACCAGGCGATACGAACGTGCCACCCTGTACCTCAGCCAACGCGACCCTCCACAGCCTCGAGGCCAGCCACCTTGTGACCCAGGCCTAGTTCGTACCGTTCACGCACCCACAGGACACGCCACACCTCCCCTGAGGTGTCGTCAGTCACCTGGTCGGACTTCTTGAGGTCGACGTCCTGCTCCGTGAACAGCTTGGCCGACAAGGTCTCCTGCGCACCACCCACATCCAGTCCAGCACCGCTGGACCCTGAGACGACCGCTGGCACGTTCAACCCGACAACCGTTAGGGTTGCCGTCTCGTACGGGTCCACGTCATCAGGGATGCGCTCGATGGTCACCGTCGTCGTGGTCAGCGGCAGCGTCATCCGAACCTCACCCGCTTCCGCTTGTACGGCTTGAGGCCCAACGACATGCCAGGCACCAGCGCATCGAGCGCGGACTTGATGGAAGGGTACTTGACGCGAACGTCACCCACGCTGACCTCTTGTGCGCCGACGTTTGCGGCGGGCGTCCACTTGAGCAGCTTGTACGCGAGAGTCGCGATGTACACCTTCAGCGTGTACGGGAGCGTGGTGTTCGTGTACCCACCCGTGTACGTCACGGTCGAGTAGTCCGGACGGTTGGGCGCGTACGGTGAGAGTGCGTCGTTTGCGTGTGCGACGGACCCTGTGGGCCACGTACCGACAGCCGCATCGAGCGACACACCTCGGATCACGACTGGGTTCTCGTCGACGACGTACGCGGCTGAAGCGGGTACGCTTGTGACGGGAGTGCGGAGTGGGTACACGAAGGTGAAGCCCGAGTCGTACCACACCTCGAGAGTCTCTGTGACCTCCGCACTCTCGAGGTTCCGCTCGAGGTACTCCTCGATGAGGAGGAGTGCGGCATCCATCTTCTCACTCACGGCTGATGCCGCGGTGGACGAGTCACTCGTGATCGTTCGGTACTCAGACTCTGTGACGAGTGTCTGTGGCATCGTGGCTCCTTCGTTGCTTGTAGCCCGGGAGGGTAGGAGGCCCTCCCGGGCTACGTGCGCTCACCAGGGGAAGGTGATCAGCTGAGGGTCGCCTCGACGAAGAAGTCCGGGCGGTACACCGCGAGGGCGAGCCGGGACTCCGCGAGGATCACGAGCTGGTTGCTCGTGAACAACTCGCCGTGCGAGTCAGTGACCCGGATCGACAGCGTGCTGCGGTCGAACACCTGGGCACCCATCCGCCATGCGCCGACGACGGCCTTGTTCGTCGCGATGGCGCGGGAGCGAATGCACGGGAGACCCCACAGTGTCTGCGGCGGAGCACCGAACGGCGAGCCCTGCGTGTTCGTCGACTGGTTGTCGAACTGGCTCGAGTACCGCGTGGTGGCCATCGCCCAGAACTCCACCGGGTTGATCGCCACGCCGTCGGCTTCGCCGTCCACGTTCTCGATCTTGCCGATGGCCCGACCGATGGTGGTCGGCTTGTCCGTGTCGAACGCCTGGGTCTGGCGATCCGGCTGCTGCAGGATGCCGAGGAGTCGTGCACCGGTGCCCGGGCCGTTGAGGATCTCTTCCTCCTCGCGGAGCATCACCATGTAGCCGAGGCGTCCGTCGATGTACGACCGCATCGTGGGGATGTCCTCCATCACCTGGAGGGTGACGGGCACCCAGGCGGCGATGGTGCGAACGGCGGCGTCAGCCGGCTCGAACTGCATCGTGACCTCGGGCTTGGCCGAGGCCTCAGCGACGGCGGATGCACCGCCTTCGTACACCCGCGGGTCGAGCTCCTTGACGTACGGCACCGAGTTCAGCGTGGTCGTGCCGCCGGCGATGACGTCACGAACGAACAGCCGACGGCGGTTCATCATGGTCGGCGCCGGGATGAACGGCTGGCCGACCGGGAGCAGGGCGGAACCGTCACTCGCGGTGACGGTGTTGATGAGGTTGCGTCGCTCAACCTCGACGGCCGGGGAGTGTCCGCGAGCACCACGCTGTGCCCACTGCGCGAACTCCTCGTGACCCGTCACGATCTCGCCGGGCGAGCGCATGTCGATGGGCAAGCCACCGGCGCCCATGGTGCCGGCTCGTGGGCCACTGCCCATGGCGATCCGCTCGGCGATCTGGAGCTCGGCATCGAGTGCGAGGATCGTCGTGCGAGTCTCGCGGATGTCGTTCTGCCAGTTGTCCGAACGGTCTTCGGGGCGCCGCTCCCGCAGTTCGCGGATGCGATCACCGTGCTCGAGGAGCTGCGTGCGCAGCTCGTCTGCGGTCATCATGGTTCTTCCCTCCTTGAGAAGTGTGCTGTGCTTTCAAGGCGGGTGGTCACTTACGTCCGTTTGCCCCGTACCTGTTACGAGTGATCGTATCGCGGTGTGCTGCGTGTCAGCGGCGTGTGCCGTACCACGCCACGTTGAGGTACGACTCTGCAGCCTCATTCCAACGCGTGACTTCACGGGGCGGTCGGATTGAGCACGGGTACTGATAGCCCACGTCCAACGTGGTCAAACCCGCGTCTTCGAAGATGCCAGCGAGTGCTCGATCCGTGAAGCGGAAGTAGTCATCAGGATACCCGTGGATGGGGAACGTCTGATGTGTACACACGAACGCGATGCTCCCTTGATGCATCAGGTTCGCAAGCTCTTGCGCCGCGATCCACGGACGACGAAGGTGCTCCCACACTGACACAGCGATGATCGCATCGAACGAACCGGTGATCTGCTTCGACATCGTGTGCGCGTCAGCGACGACATCCACATCGGTCCCAGGTGCGACGTCACTCATCACGTACTCAAGCGCATGAGGCGCCCACGCTTGATGATGTGTGGGGTTCGCTTCGTCCCAACGAAGAGTGCCAAGCTCAAGGACACGTGGCTTGCTCATCGTCAAGAGACGAATGCGAAATGCGTCCTCGGCAGCAGCGGCCTTCCCACTTCCGATGTTCATCACATCAGGCACCGATGGCCTCCTGCTTGTATGACGAGGGTGTGCGACCCTGCAGTGGGAAGAACCACCCACCACTTGCGTGTCGCACAGCGGCGGGCATGTCGGGTCGATGATTGATTCCAGAGTAGTGAGCGATGAGTGCGCGACGTGGACGCGTGATGTTGTTCGGCACACTCCCACGATGGAGCAGTCGACCGTGCCACACGAGGATGTCACCTCGCTGTGCGATGAACTGCTTGATGCGACCACCCTTGCGAGCCGCACGGACGGTCGTATCCTCAAAGAGTGGTGTGAGGATGCGCTCACTATGCGTGGGCCAGTCGGGTCCACGCTCATGTGGCTCAAGCGCTTCCTTCATCTTCGCTTGCGAGAGTGGGCGACCCTTGTGAGAGCCGGGGATGAACTCGAATGGGCCCGCGTCCTCATGGATGTCGTCGAGTGCGATCCACACCGCTGTGTAGAAGTCACCCACGTACTTCTCATTGAGATACTGGTCACGATGCCAGTCGCGCCGCGTGCTCACCCAGCCAGTGAGGTTGAGGTGCACACCCATCGGCTCGCCCGTGAGTTCCTTGAGCAGCTCACCCAACGCGCCATCACAGACGAGCGCACGCAGCGCGTCGTGTCGCATGTATGGCGTCGCATCTGGCCACCCGCCCGGACGCGACCACGTCTGTGGGATGTACCTCGTCGCGTCCTCACCGCCATTGTACGCCCACCACTCGTTCTCATACGCGACGAGCTTGTCCTCAGGGAGCACGTCGCGCGTGACGATGAATCCGTGCTCTGCCCACTCGTGCTGTAGTGGTGTCGATGGTTCACGCTCTGTGATGGGCGTGAGTGTCTCTTCCCAGTCATCCTCGAGGTCTTCAAGGTGCATGAGCTGCCGTCCTTGTCTTCATCACGCCGAGGAGCGCCTCAACCCAGCGGTGTGCGTTCCCCTGCATCGTGTACTTCTCACGTACGACTTCACGCCCTCGCGCCGCGAGCTCTTCACGCTTACTTGGGTTCATCAAGAGATCACGTAGGTGCCGTTCCCAATCCCGTGGACGCTTGGCGATCAGGCCGATGCCATCCGCGTTGAGTCGTCGGTACTCAGAGAGCGGAGACATGATCGGCACAACACCAACGGCCGCCGCTTCAATGCCCTTCAACCAGCTCTTGGCGTGGTTGAACGCTGAGTCCTCGAGGGGACAGACGGCGATGTCGAACGTCGCGTACTCCCGCATGTACTCGCCACTCACAAGATCCACCCACTCGGTGGTCTCGTCAGGTTCTTCACCCATCCGTTGCTCAACACCCTTGCCCGTACCCACGACCTTCCAGATGAAGGATGGTGTGTCATCACGACGACGCGCCATCGTGAACGCGCCACCCATCTCTTGCAGATCGTTCGGGTGAGTGGCCACCGAACCAGTCCATCCGACGATGGGCAGTATGTTCACGTCACGTGTGTACCGTGTCCACTGCTCATCCACGTAGTTGTCGATGATCACTGTGTCGCCCTTACACATCGGCCCATAGTGACGAGCGAGCGCGGGTGTGCTCACGATGAGTAGATCGGTCTCAGCGAGAGCGGCACGAACGTTCCGTCGGTTCGTCGCGCCGTTGTGCGCTGGCACGTAGTGCCACTCACCTGTGGATGTGTGCTTCGTGACTGTGATCTCGCCGAAGATACGTGCGATCTTGCGCATCTCGTCTTCACGCATCCAGTGTGGCTCTGCACTGAACCACGCTGTGTTCTTCGTGGAGATGCGATCAAAGTTGTCGTCAAGATCGACCACGACGAAGATGCCACGCTCACGCAAGAGCTTGAAGTACGGCGCCATCTTGGAGTGCAGCGGACGCTGGAACACAGCCACGTCGATGTCTGGCATCTCCATGATGCGCTGAGGTACGTGGTACTCGGTGGGCTCACCATCACCCCACGGTCCCGCACTCCATTCGATCATGATGCGATCTTGCATCTCTTCGACGAACGTCACATCGAGGACGTCGCCGAACTGGCGTGCGACCTCACGCCACGGCCAGATCAAGCGGTAGTGTCCACACCCACCGCGATCAGCTGGAAACACACCGACGCGAATCACCGTCAGCGCTCAGCGATCGGTCCAGGTGATGTCCTTGCCTGCTGCGCTCTTGGCAGCGGACACACTGCTGTGAGTACTCACGACCTTGCCTCCTACTTCGGTCGAGAATGCGAGGTGCGGCGTCCACTTGCCGTCCCTCCACATCTTGGTGCGTCCCGTCAGGACGCGTGCACCGCCGCCGCCCATCGACACGACGGTGCCAGACGGGCGAGTGCCCCATGCTTCGTGATCACCAACGGGTGTGTCCGCGAGACGCCCGACGTGAAGACTGCCTTCCACATCAGACGTATCCGTCCGCGAGCCCGCGTGCTGGTTGCCCTGGAACGTCGACGCCGCACGGGTTTCGACGGGTGCATTCCTTGAGAGTGCGATCTCCACATCAGCGAGGTCAGCGTCGATCTCCGCAAGGATGGCTTCGTCTTCAGCGTCGTCATCCTCGTCAGACGGTTCGGGCGCGGGCTCCTCAGCAGGAGCAGGCGGAGGCTCCTCGCTTGTCCCAGCGTCGGTCGCTGTGGAGCCCGTGCCCTCACCCTCCTCACCGCTGGGTGCGTCGCCAGCAGCAGGCTCTTCGGCCGGAGGCTCTTCAGCCGGGGGAGGAGCTGGCTCCTCGGCCGGTGGCTCTTCGGCAGGCGGCTCCTCAGCGGGAGGCTCTTCGGTCTCCTCTTCCTCAGGCGGGAGCACCGAGCCCTTGACGTCCTCAAGCGCTTGTGCGAGGTCGATCTCGCCAAGGGAGAAGCGCGCAAGGATGCGTGCGGCGTCGTTGGCATCGATGAGCGCACCAGACCCGAAGGGCGAGGAGCCTTGCTCGCTGTTGCGGAACGAGAGCAGCTTCGTGCCAGGCACGCTGCCTTCCACAACGATGGACCCTTCGCCCAAGCGAGCCTTCGTGATCACGGGCTTGCCATCCGTGCCACGCGTGTCTCGCTGACGAACGAACCCGACGCTGAACTCGTTCAGCGTGGGGTTGTCCGGATCGTTCGACAACTGGTACGCGATCTGCCGCGCCATGGGTACGTACTCGAAGTCGTCGAACTCGAAGAGCACGTCGAGGCCATCGGCCGCATCACGGAAGTCGATGCCACGCCCGAGGAGTGCGGCTGGGTTCTCCCACCCTGCGTGCCCGTACATCAGGCGCGGCAGCCGGCGAGCCAACGACTCAGTGAACACACCCGGCGCGAACTTCGTGCCGTAGTCATCCAGCGTGTCGTAGTTCATGATGCGAGCCCAGAACCTACGCGGGAGCCCATCTTGTGTTGGGCCGTCCGACACGGGTGTGGCTCGGAACTCTACGGAGCGTCGCTCCCACTTCATGTGTGTCACTGTATCTCCTGTTCGCTCGTACGAAGAACGTGCAGCGCCTGGCGGTACGAGAGCCCATGCACCGCCATGCGAATGAGCACGTCACTCACTGTGTGCATCTGCACCATGCGACCCTCCATGTCCTCAGGAGTGAGGATGGCCGTCGCGCATCGACAGTTGATGGTGTTCTCTGGCGAACCATTCGGATCACCAGGGTACTCAAGCTCCTCACCACCCACGATGAAGGGCTCACCGACACGAACTACTTGCCCATCCGCATCAGCGTGATCAGGACGTGTACGTTCATCGATGGCCGCGATCCACAGCATACCCGCAGCAATCTCAGGCGGGAGCTCGCCCGCACCTGAGTGCACGCCGCCGTTGTATGCGCTCACGGTCTCCGTACGAGCGATCGTTGTCGCACGTGTGTTGCTTGAACCTTGAAGCTTCGACTGTACACGGGCTGCAAGGTCTGGGATCGACTCGCCCTTCATGATCCCGTCACGGAGCGCGAGCTTGATGTCATCGTACGTTGTGGACGCAACTTGACCAGCGAGCTGGTTCGCACGACGAGTCAAGAAGCGTTGCACCGACGGGCGTGCGGCGAGGTTGAAGTCAAGGGAGAGTGCCACGCCCGTGGACTCGAGTGCTGTGAGGACAGTCTCCTCGTACAGCGGACGGACGATCTTGATGAACTCCTCCTTGAAGCCTTCAGCATCGAAGACATCGCTGAGCATACGATTCGCCTGCGTCGTTGCCTCACGCTTCACGTCTTCGGCGGTTCGCCGAACCTCGAGGCGTGCGTACTTGCTGATGCGACGAGAGCGCGACTGCATGCGCTTCGCAACGTCTGTGCCGAGGCTGACGAAGAATGCGCGAAGTGGGGGTGCCCACGTACGTTCCTCGAGGAGCCGCATCTCTGCATCGACCTTCCGCATGTGCGAGGCCGGATTGAAGGTACGACGGCGACGACGCGTGAGGATCACACCGCGTCCTTCCGCGTCATACACGAGGATGTCCCCGTCAGGCAGGTGCACCAAGCCGCTCAATGATGATCCTCCCGACCTCGTCCTCGGTCACACTCACACGATCACGGACTTCCCACTCACCCATGCGAGAGGTGTTCACACGGAGGTTCGCATCATCCTCAGCCGGCCGCCCATCCTCGAGCGGCTGATCACGACCCGTCTCTTCGACGGGCGCCTCCTGATCAGTGCTCGGCGGCTCTTCTTCCGCGACCACTGGTGCGTGGAGTGCGGCAAGCTCATCATCGTCGAGGTCCTCGAGGTCGAGCTCGCGTCGCACCTCGTTCTCCTTGATGATGCCAGCCGCAACGAACTGCGGGATCGCACCTCCCAGCGAAAGGATCTTGCTGCTCCGCATCAGTGCAGCAACGTGACTGGTCTCGAACGAACCGATGTCACGACCCAGGTCGGGAGCGAGCTGCATGTTCACCGCATCTTCGAACTCCGCCATGAGGGGGAGCAGCGTACCCTCCCACCAGTTGCGGTACTCCTGGCCGGCGTTGTCGAACGAACGTGCGGACGAGTCGCCCAGGATCGACAGGGGAGTGCCGAACGCGATGCAGATGGCGCGAATCTTGTTCTCGTAGCGTGCGATGAACTCCGCGTCCTTCTGGGAGAGGCCCAGCCGCTCGATGTGCAGTGTGCGGTTCAGCTCTTCATCGCCCGCCGTCGCTTCGACGAAGATCGGACGACCAGCGTTGTCCACACCTCGGTAGTCACTGAGGAACTGCGAGCGCCAAGCCTCACGCTCACTCCGCTCAGCGAACTCTTCGTGGACGATCACTGCTGCAGGCCGCGCGTCGTTCTTGAGGAACGCTACGTCGTATCGGTCTTGCATCACAGCAACGCTGATGTCCAGTCGCGCAGCCTGCAGCACGCTTTCCGCCTGTCGGATGTCGGATTGACTGGGGACCCAGTCATACACGATCTGCGTGGGCGTGAAGTCCACACGCTCGCCCACGCCACCGTTGCGGTTGTAGATGAAGGAGTCGAAGTAGCGCCTGCCGTTCTTCGACGGGACTGGCTCGAGGAGCTGCTGTGGCAGCGGCCACAAGCCAACCACCCGACCACTCGTCGCCTCAGGTGAAAGCCGCTCCTTCTCCCACGCCCATCGGCCTGTGACGAGGCGCTGTGCGACCGTCCACTTCCACAGACGACGAGGTGAGAGGCTCGGGTTCGGACCACCAGGCGGTGGACCCAAGAGCTGTGCGAGTGGTGACACCAGGTTCACGGCGTGATCGTCACCAGGCGGATGCGAGCGGAATGGGCAACCAGCGATGGCGGTGCTGATCACATCAACGCATCGGTACACGTACGTGTTCGCGATGTACGCCCAACGAATGGCTGCCGCCGCATCCCACTCTTGCACCATGGGACTGCCGGGTGAGGTCCAGGTCGTGGCCTGGGTTGCGCCTCGAGGATCGCGCTGCTCCACGGGACGTTCCCGCACGTGAGTGATCCTCATCGGCGCATGTACGATCTCTGTGGACATGTGCGCTCCTTCTTACGGTGTGTACCGTAGCTTGCGACGTGACGGCTTGATGCGATCGAGCAAGTGGGTCAGTCCCCACACAAGCGCATCCATGCGGTCAGGAGAGGGCTCGCCCGGTACCCAGGTGCACATCTGGTCCTCCAGCTCTGGGAACGACTTGATGTGATGAACGCGTCGTCCGCCCTGCGGCGTGTACGCGATGGCGATGGGTTCAGCGCGTGTGCGCTTACCTCGTGAGGCGGTGACTGGCTTCAGGTTGAGTCGTGAAACCGGCACACCGGAACTCTCGGCGGCGGCACGGAGGGCGGACGCGACCAGCTCGCCGCCCTGGTTCTTCTCATACACGAGCACGTCGGCTTCGTAGTGGACGTACGCCTTGATAGCGGCTTCCGCCCATAGCTCTGGGGCGCCACGCAGTGACCGATCATCGATGACGTATGCTTGATCTTCGAAGGACCCACATACGATGATACCCGTCTCGTCACTCGTCGCTGCCGACGAGACTGCCGGGTCGACAGCAACCACAATGCGATCAAGATCAGAAGGCTTCTTCCGACGACCGTCTTCGATGTGTGCCCGCTGCCAGAGCGCGCCATCCACGTCTTCGATGATCTCACCGTAGAGCTCCTGTCGTCCGAGTGCTGTCCCCTCGTATCGGATGCGCATCTCCTCGAGCGCGACGGGCGAGAGGTTGTCCTCGTTCTCGAACGTAGCTCCTCGAGTCACGTACGTGCTGTGCCGCCCGATGATGTCCTTGAGCAGACGGTATGGCTTGGGTGTCGTGGTGACGACCGCTTGTGGGTGCTGACCCAGGCGCAGACCGAACATCAGCATGTCCCAGGTCTCCTGCAGGTAGGGCCACGAACCAAGCTCTTCGCACCAGGCTCGATGGGACTGGTAGCCTCGAAGCCGGTCGGGCTTCTCAGCGGAGAACACCTTCCACCGACTCCCGTTCGTCAGGACCAGCTGTCCTTCCGAACGGTTCCAATGCGCCACTTCGTCGGGATGAAGAACAGCGAGGAGGCCAGACTCTCCCTCCACGCAGATGTCGCGACCCATGCTGAACGTGGGTGTGACGATCGGGATACGAGAGCCTGGGTTCTTGCGAGCGAAGTCAGCTGTGTCCTCCGCACCTGTGCGAGTCTTGCCAAAGCCACGACCGCTGATGATTGCCCAGATGAGCCACTCGCCTTCGGGTGTGAGCTGCTTGTCACGAGCCTGCAGCAACCAGCGCAACCGCATCTTCGCCGCGGGTGTCAACTGTGCGACGTCGATCGGAGGCCGCGGCTCAGGCGGCGGCGTCAGCGTCGGGAGCATCAGGTCGCTCACTCACACCTCCTTCGACGGCTGTCGTCTCGATGATCGCTCGCTGAAGTCGATCGTCAGCGACCTGAACGAGCAAGACCTTGAGCTGCTTGTCGATGTCACTCTCTTGTGGACCATCGCCCGGGAGGTTCGTGATCTGGTCACGGAAGCCCAGCAGCTCAAGAACGCGATCCGCCGCCTTCAGTCGATCAGCGTCCTTCTTGCCTGTGAGCATGATCGTCGTGTACACCTCCACAGCCTGCTTCGCTGAGGTGACGAGATGCTCGAACAGCTCACCACGTACTGCGTCGATCCGACGGCGAGCCTGCTCCTGGACAGACACAGTCGTACCGCCGTGGACACGACACAAGGGTGTGCCGCCCACAGCTTTGTTCCCGCACGTCTCACCATCCTCTTTGATGGCCGCACACATCACACTTCCTCCCGGCAGGGCCGGGAGAGGTGCGCCGTTCAGCTCACGCCAGTCCTTAGGACCGTAGACACGTGGTGTGTCGGGCTCAGTCTGATCACGCTCGTCCATGCGAACGTGATCATACTACGACCCCCGTGAACGCCGCCGTGCGAGCCTCTCACGCTGCATCTGTGATTGCTGCACACGTGCTGCACGAAGGATGCGTGCCATGTGCGGTGCTGCACGGAAGATCTTCCCGTCCTTGCACTTGCGGCCAGGACGCGCCGCGCACTGTGGGCAGCTGAAGTCGAGTGGGTAGTGGCCCGCGTCACCCATCGACAGCATCCACGTTGTTGTGCGCTTCAGCGTGCCACTGCTCATACACACGTTTCTTGTCGATGGAACGCATGATGACTTGCGACCAGTCGAGGTCCTCTTGCTCTGCAACGAAGTTGATCGCGGCGATCACATCGCCCATCTCATTCACAAGCCGCTCTCGTAGAGGTGGGCCACCGTCTGGATGATCGTCTGTTGTGTAGTACGCGAGCCTCTTACCCGCAACTTGTGTGAGCTCGCCCATCTCTTCGATGAGCTTCGCGTATCCACGTGCGGCCATCGTCACAGCTGCACCATGACCTGTGCGAAGGTGACGTACCCGTGCTCGTCACTGATGACGGCGCTGCGAATGCTGTGGATGAGCCCTTGTTGCGGTCGCCCGCCGAGCATCACCTTGTGTGTGTCACCCACCATCGCATCAAGGCGCTCGCGCGTCATCTCATCATCCTCAGTGAACGTAAGCGTGCCCATGCTGAGCAGTGGCATGATCCCTCCTTGCTGCTGTGCGACGAAGCGTGACGCGACGAAGCTCTTCTGGCTCGAGGCCGGCACGCATGCCGTGGAAGTCTTCGAACAGGACCGCCTCCTCGAGACACTCCTGCTTGACGGGACACGTCGAGCAGATCAGTCGCGCTTGTGAGAATGGGTCACGCTTGCGTGGCCGCTTGCTGTTCGTGTTCGTGGGTGGGAAGAAGAGGTTCGGGTCGACGCCGCGACATGCGGCGCGTGCCTTCCATGCGATCTGCTCGAGGATGTCCTTCATCTGCGCTCCAGTTGGGTTGCTTGTGTGGGTGCCGTCCAGGCACTGGTGGGAGTGAGGCGGTGTTCACCGCCATGATCGTGTTGTGTGTCGTCAGGCGAATACGCTTTGTAGTGCCCTGTCGTATGTGGCGTAGGGTCGACCAGGCAATCCCTGTATGGGCTCGAATGCGGCGCAGACCGATGCCCTGAGCAGCCAGCCAGAGCAGGTGCACACGAGCCTCATCCGCATCAAGCATCGGGATCGGGCCAGGTCCGTGCGGACGTTCACGCCTGCGCTTCGCCTCACGCTCGTAGTCACGATGCGCACGACGACATTCGTCTCGTCGGCAGCCCTTGGAGTAGCAACTGTGCGACGGCGTGTGCATCACATCTCCCATGGCCCAACAGTATCGGGAACTGGATGGGTCCATCGTGCCCACACCTGAACGACACGGTCATCGAGGCGCGACTTGCGGATGCGCGTCTCCACACCACGTCGCCACAACGCGTTGCGCATCGCGCTCGTCGTACTCGTCTCGCCCATGTACTCGTCCACGAGGAACCACACACCCGGTCGAGACAACAGCTGGAAGAGCGTCATCTCGACCGGGCGCAGGTTGGGCGGTGGGATCGTCTGCGGGCGTGCGCCTTTGCTGGGTGGAAGCGCTACACGCGTCTCCATGAACTTCCGCCGAGGTGGGAGGTCCTCACGCCGTGGCATCAGCCTCTCCATCCTCGACGTGGTCCCTCCCGGCGATCCGATCCCGGCGGGTGGATCGGTCCGGCATCGGGAGGGACCGGCCCCTCAGTGAGGACGGGCAGCGGGACGCCCGCCCCCTTGAGGAACTCGTCGAGGAGCGGAGCACACTCACGACACAAGTGTGCTTCGTACTCCTCCCACATCATCGTACTGATGTGGGACAGCTCACGCGCTGTGATCACGACCCACCCGAGGGGCGGATCATTCCCAGGGGCGGCGACGCCGCGACAGCGGTTGCATACGTATTGCTTCACGACGGCCTCTCCACTTCAGCCAGGCCCAGGCGCGGTCGATGATCGCCACGCCCAGGATGATCACGACGATGAGCTCTTGCCCGCCGCTCATCGCTATGCTTCCTTGTACACATGCCAGACGAAGTTGCCTGACAGAGTCGAGCCGACATGCACGAGTCCATCAGCGATACGATGTCCAGTCCCGTGCACAATGAGACGAAGATCCTCAGGGAGATCTCCATGCGGTGGGAGACGATGCTCCACCCACACTGTCGCGTAGTCTGCTTGTGTGGGTGGAGCGTCCACGTGCACCACCTTTGCGTCCCACCCAACACGTAGGGTGCTGGATGGGTCGCTGAGGACGAACTTCCAGACGACCCGCATCAGATGTCCCACGGCCACTGCCCGGGCTTGAACGCCTCGAGCAGCTGCACGGTCTTGAACGACTGATCGCTGAGGCCGGCGTGCAGGTACCGGCCGGAGCCGAGCTCGATGTTCGACTTGCCGTGTCCGCTGAGGTCCCACACGTGGATGGGCGTGCTCTTCGGCACCACGTCGTTGATGCTGAGCGACGACGGGTGTGCCTGCATGTCCGTGAAGATGAAGATGCGGTCCACGTGGCCGTTCGCGTTCATCGCTGCGCGCACGGCGGCGTCGATGTTCGTACCGCTGCCCACGCTGTTCACCTTGTTCACCAGGTACTGCTGGATGCGCATGATCGACTGCGGCGGGCGCTCGCACCGCGCGGCCGAAGTCGCGAACACCCAGAGGTCCGCATCGTCAGAGCGAGCGGCCACGGCGGCGCCGAAGAGTGCGGCGGCCTGCACCGCGTTCATCGTGCCACGCTGCGAGTACGCGCCCCAGGTCATCGAACCCGAGGTGTCGACCAGGATGAGCGTGCGACCCGCGAAGTGTGGGACGTTCTTCACGCTGAGGTCCATCGCTTCCTCGAGGTACTGGAGGAACACGGAGGTGCCCACGTTCTTGTACGCGGACCAGAAGCGGAAAGGCAGCTGGCGCGAGGACGCGACACGGTCGGGAGTGGCGAGCGTGCTGCCCACCCGTGCGATGTCCGCTCCGCTGATGCCGGCCTGCTCGAAGTTGCGCAGGTTGCGGAGCAGGGCCATGTAGCCCATGTGAGGGATGAGAGCGTGCCACGCGTCAGCGTCCATCGGGAAGTGCGAGGACGCTGCCTCCCACGTGATGAGCTCGGGCATCCGCTCAAGCGACGGGTCACGGTGCCACGCCCGCATCTCCGCGATCTGCGAGAGGTGCTCGCCGATGCGCGGATCGTCACGACCGTGCCGCACGTCCTGCACGTACGTGAACAGCTCGGACTGCTCGAGGTCCTTCGGTCGAGGATGCACGAGCGCGATGACGTCTCCCGGGCGCATGGCTGCACCCTTGGGATCGTACTTCGTCACACCGTACGGCGTGTACAGCCGCGTGGCTGCGTCGGCGATGCCGCGCTTCACAGCGGCCGGGATCGACCGCCCGTAGTTCGACATGAAGTACGCGAGAGCCTCAGCGGGCTCGTCCGCTCGCTGAAGAGAAGCCGCCAGCACACGCCGGCCCGACACACCCGTCTCGTTGGTGCCTCGCGTCGTGAGAGCACGTGCGAGCTCGACAGCGGCAACGACGGACGCGCTGCGCATGTTCGCCTCGCCACGGAGCCACGGGATGAATCGAGCGAGCCAGATCGGTCCACCCTCTTCGGCGGCGATCGTGTGCACGAGGTTGACGAAGCGCTCATCGCGCTTGCCGGCGGTCTCGTAGAACGACTTCTCCGCCATGAAGGACGTGGTGGCCAGCGTGAAGAGCTCCGTGCGAGCGTCGAGGCTGAAGCCCCGACCCCCTTCGAAGGTTCGCGTCGGCGTACCCGTCGCCGTCACGCCCTTGGGACGTGCGGTCGTTGCGCTGCCACTGTACTTGCCCATGTCATGTGTCCTTTCGTCTGGGCTCTCACGGTGTTGTGAGATGGAGGACGTCCGCGTACCCGTCGCACGAAGGTGTTGTTCTGGTTCACTTTGCAGGTGGATGAAGTAACCCTCGCACTTCGCTGCGGACGAACGTCTGTCGACACGTGGACCCGGATGGGTGAGGTGTTGTCCATTCCAAAGGTGAAGTAACCCCTCCCTTCGCTACGTGTCGAACGAATGTGGTGTGCGGACCCGATGCCAGACGTCCGTGGGGTTCTGTGGTCCCACGTAGGCTGATGATGGAGCCACCCTGGACAGAAGTAACGCCTGTGCTTCGCTGCACACCGAGACTGATGACACGCGGACCCGTCCACTTGCGTATGGGTTGACCGTATGCGCGGGAGTTGAACCCGTCCCTCCCGGGCACTGCCCGGGTGCACCCGCTGTGCTGCTCACGAAGGAACGCACGTGATCGCTGCGCGTCAGAATGTCGTGCCCGTGGACCAGGTCGGTGAAGGTGACGTATGTGCTCTACCAGCTGAGCTACCACTCGCACTGCGAGTGACTGGGACTCGAACCCAGGACCTCATCCTCCAAAGGGAAGTAACCCTCTCCTACGCTACGGGCACGGATCGAATAGCCTCAGCGGGGCACGAGCGGGTAGGTCCCCTCGTACACAAGGTTCAAGGTCACCGGTCGGCCGTCGCGTCCCAGTGGTGCTGCCTTGCTCATCGCCAGTGCGGGGCTCACACTCCTCCCACTGGGATAGGAACCGCCGCGTGAGTGGCTCGTACTCCGCTGAGGCGATTCGATCCTCGTAGCTTCTCTTCAGTTGTCAACGAACGGTGGAAACCCTACTCGGCTGAGGGTGCGATGGTCGAACGAGATGAGATCACGCTGAAGGAGTGTCACCACCACCCGCTGCGGTACGACCAGAAGCTGAACACAGCGATGAGCGTAACGATGATCGCAGACGCGATCACCATGCCACGCACGGTGTTCAGCGGGTCAGCGCGATCGTTGTCCACGTATGACGGGTGCATCTCACGCCGCCACAGTCGGAAGTCAGTGTCATCGTCCTCGTCCTCGTGCATCACTCAATACCCCTTGTGTGTTTGATCGTGAACCGACCACGCCACACATGATCGCGTTCCTACTGAGTCGATCCGCTGAATGGCGCGCTCGATCTCTTGGCGGTCGTCGGCGTCTGGCAGGTGCATCTGTGCTAAGCACAGGCTCTCACGCGCACTCTTAAGCTTGAGGTACGCTTCATCATTCACATCGGTCACGGTGTTGCTCCCTGTGTGAAGTCGGGTGGGGGCGGCGGATCAGGTGGGTCGTCTCGCTTGAGGTTGAACTTGATGTCAGTGCCAGGCTGAATGAATGGTGTGAGGTCCACGTCGCCGAACAGCAGCTTGCGAATCTGCTCTTGACGAGTGGGACCTCCAGAGACTCCGCTGAAGTCGTACGTCGCGCCGCGCATGCGTTCACGCACGGCGGCCATCTCGTCATCGATGATGCCACGTAATCCGTTCAGTGGGCGACGACCTGAGACGCGCATCGCTGCTTCGCCCAACGCGCTTCGCTCGTCGTGGTTCGCAAGCACCCAGTTCGCAAGCGTGTGGGTGAGCACACGCCGAAGGCCTTCGTCGAGGATGAGGACTTCCTCCTCACCGTCCTCACGCGCCTCGAGGATCGCGGCGAAGACTCGTGACGCGATCTCCTGCAAGAGCATCTGCTCATCGTTTGGGTAGCGATGCTGGTCGAACGTAGCGTGTGGCATCAGGGCTGCACCTCGTAGCACCAAGGGCCACCAGAGTACCCCGCACGGACGTAGATACAGCGGAACTCCAGACCTGTCATCTCATCGCGCACTGTGGACCACACTGGGTCAGAGATGCGCTCGTCTGATGTTCCACACCCTGTGAGAACAAGCGCCGCAAGAACAACGAGCGAAGCAAGTAAGGGCTTCTTCATGTGACGACCTCCCATGCTGTGAGCGCAGCTTGCAGTGGTGACCACCCGCTCACGGGATCGATGATCTCAGGCTTCCACGCGTTCCAGCGGCTCTTCTTGAAGTGGGTGGCCGCCGCGCCCAGTGTGATGAGGCCGTTCGAAGGTGTGGTGACGTACGTGAGTGTGTACAGCGGGTCGAGCCGAATCGCAAGCAACGCCTCGAGGCTCGGCACGTGGAAGCCGGTGTCGAGCTGCATCCACCCAACGCCGAAGTGGATGTCTGGGTTCGCATCGCCCAAGGCTCGGTTGTTCAGCGCGCTCTCCGCAATCATGGCGGCGATGAGCTCAGGGATGACCGCTGCGCCGCCGCGCACGAGGCCACTCTCCACGACGAAGCGCGTGTACCACTCGATGCGAGCAGGTGAGTACACACTGCCCTTGAAGATCGGCGGGAGCGCCGCCTCCTGGTCGTGCCGCTCTTGGGGTGTCAGCTCGATGATCATGGTGTCGTAGCCTACTCGGGCGACGGAGTGACGAGCGTGTCGGGTTCTTGCACTTCAAGCGAGTGCATCGGGAGACCACCCCAAGTGCTCAACCACAGCGTGCCGCCTTGCGCGAGATGCATCAGCTCGATCTCACTGAGGACCCACGGTACTCGCACGGCGTTGCCGAAGCCATCGTCTTGCGGTGGTGTGATGATCCCTTCGCACGGCGTAACGCCTGCTTCGATCTCCTCTGGTGTCGTGAACACCGCGACTTGTACATCGCCGTACCCAGACCAGTGATGCACGTCACGGTCAGTGATGGGTCGCGGCTGCATCAGCGAGAGCGACTGTCGAATGCCACGGCTGCTTGCGGCTCATCGTCGCCGCGCGTGGAGATCGCTGCACGCTCAAGGCGAGAGCGGATCTCCTCGAGGCGACGGATGATCGACTCGCGCCGCTCACGTTCGTCGTACAGGTCCTCGAGGACACGGCACACGTGGTCACGATCCTCAATGAGCTTCTCGGTGACATGCTCGTCAAGCTGTGCCAGCTCCAGTGCTCGAGCGTACGGCGTGGGTGCGGGTACGTCCTCACCTCGTGCGGGTGCTTGTGCCGGCGATGGCAGTGGCTTGGTGAACGGAGGAGCTGGGCTCTCGTTGGGTGTGATGAAGGTGTCAGTCATGGTGGGTCCTTTCGGTTGGGCATTGCTTGTGTCGGAGAAGGTAGCCGTTGGGGGTGATGAGGTCTTCCCACTCGTCAGTGGAGTAGATGCGCTCGCCGCACTCGCCGCACCACACCTTGCGACGACGGTCACGGATACGCGCACGGGATTGACGACGAAGCACGAAGAGGGAGTTGAGCTCGATGGCTCGGGCCTTCGCCCAAGGGAGAGCACGCCACGGGATGCGAGGCTTGGGTTCGTCATCTGACGTCATGACGTGACGTGTCCTGAGAACTCGTAGTCGTTGTGCCCTTGCACGGGCCACAGGTCTTCAGCGCCGTCGACCCAGCGGATGCGGTACACAGCTCGCCCGTCACGCGGATGGTCTCCGTGACGGGCGGGGAGGAAGCGGACGTCCAGCACTTGTGCCCACTGCCCAGAGCGGTAAGCATATGGGTGGGTGGACCGGATGTAGAAGGTCTTGGGTGAAGCCACCCGGGGTATCGAGCTCACTCCGCTCAGCGAGTGGTGTCTCAGCGCGGGTGGGCTCAGGAGCGGGAGTGGATGCGGGGTCCTTTGTCATGGGCACAACCGTATCGGGTGAACGATGCGAGGGCCACGATCAAGAATGTGACGAGATGGGCTTTGGGAGCCGGGAGTTCGAAAGCGGTGACCCCAGCCCCGCCCCCGCTCCCCATTCCCCAGAGCGAGCCCCCCCTCGGTGGGTGCGTGCTGCCGTGCGTGATGTGACGAAGCACTTGGGCACAAGCGCATCGCGTCACGCACCGCCATCGGGAAGGAGAGCCCGCTGTCGTTGCATATGCAATGACGTGAAGCGAAGCTGCCCTGTCTCCCACTGGCACCTGGGCGGCGTTTCTCCCCAACTCCCCACCACTGTTCCGACTGTTCCCAGTCGCCGCTATCTATGGAAGTTTCTAAAGCAATGTACTTCAATGCTACCTCCTTCATAACCATTTCATTTCCTAGGAACACTAGGAACACCTCCATATATCCCGAGAG